GCAAGAACTGAAGAAGTACACCAGCTACGACGAGCGCTGGACAGCATCCATGCCTTATCCAACAAATCCGTTTACAGTTGTGAGGCCCAGCGAGTTATTGAAGCTAGCCAAACAACGGGAGAAGCAAAACCTGAACGCCCAACTAACTGGGCTTGGTGAGGCGCTGATATGACAACCCCCGAAGTCAAAGTCAAGCGCAAGGTGGTTGCTCTTCTCAAAGAGATGGGTGCGTACAACTTCTTTCCAGTTATGTCTGGCTACGGACGGTCTGGCATACCCGACATCATTGGATGCTACCGTGGCTGCTTCTTTGCTATCGAGTGTAAAGCAGGGGACAACAAGACCACCGCCTTGCAGGAACTGGAACTGCAAAAAATTCGTGATGCAGGCGGCATCGCGCTAGTCATAAATGAGGAGAACATCGAGCATGTCCAAGCAGCCATACGAGAACATACTGGTAATTGACTTTGAAACACGGTGGGATCGCAAGGACTACACGCTAAGCAAACTCACGACTGAGCAGTACATTCGTGACAACTTGTTCAAAGCGTTTGGTTGTTGCATCAAAACGTACGACGTACCCGGCACCGTGTGGGTGACGCACAAAGATTTACAAGACACATTCAACGCCATCGACTGGTCAACCACAGCAGTGCTGGCGCACAACGCACAGTTCGATGTCGCCATCCTCTCGTGGGTGTACGGGGCCAAGCCTGCGTTCATCTTCGACTCGCTCTCCATGGCGCGTGCCCTGCGTGGGGTGGAGGCAGGCAACAGCTTGGCTAAGCTGGCTAATGAGTTTGGTCTGCCGCCCAAAGGTCAGGCTGTGTACAGCACGGACGGGTTGGCTGAGTTGACGCCTGAGATCGAGCGTGAGTTAGCTGACTACTGCGCCCACGATGTGTACTTGTGTGAGGAGGTGTTCAAGCGATTGGTCAAGGGCTATCCCGCCAAGGAGTTAAAGCTGATCGACCTCACGCTCAAGATGTTTACCAACCCTGTACTGGAACTTGACAAGGAGATGCTCATTGCAGCGATTGAAGAAGAAAAAACAAAGAGAGAGGATCTTCTTCACCGTCTTGGTGTCGAAGAGTCCGTTCTGGCGAGCAACCCGCAGTTTGGGGAGTTGTTACGCAGCCTTGGAGTTGAGCCTCCGACTAAAGTTAGCAAGACCACCGGTGAAAAGGCGCTTGCGCTCGCTAAAAACGATGCGCTCTTTCAGGCGCTACTCAACTCCGACAATGAAGATGTGGCTCTCCTTTGTGAGGCGCGACTGGCAGTTAAATCAACACTGGAACGCACACGAGCGCAGCGATTCTTGGACATTGCGCAACGCGGTCTACTTCCGGTACCCCTTAACTATTACGGCGCACATACAGGGCGCTGGTCTGCGAGTAAAGGATCTGGACTTAATTTGCAGAACTTGAAACGTGGTTCGTTCCTGCGTAAGTCGATCATGGCTCCTGTTGGACACACGTTGGTGGTATGTGACTTGTCCCAGATCGAGCCGCGTGTTCTTGCGTGGCTGTGTAACTACAGCGAGTTGTTGGAGATATTCAGGTCTGGTCAGGATGCGTACGCCCAGTTCGGTGCGCAGATGTTTGGCATCCCCGGCTTGAGTAAAGAGAGCCACCCTGACCTGCGTCAGTCAGCCAAGTCTGCGCTACTGGGGTGCGGCTATGGGCTAGGGTGGGCAGCGTTCGCTGCGCAGTTGTTGACTGGGTTCCTCGGTGCGCCGCCGACTCGATACGACAAAGCGTTTGCCAAGCAGCTTGGTGTGGACGGTGAGTACCTCAACCGCTTCGTGGAGTGGGACGAGAACATCAAGCGCATGCAGGAGATACCACATACGTGTACAGAGCAGGAGTTGGTCATCCACTGCGTGTCTGCCAAGAAGATCATCGACAAGTACCGTGAGGCTGCGGGTGCGGTCAAGGAGTTCTGGGAGATGTGCGATGGCGCTATCCACCACAGCTTGGTGGGAGGCAAGCAGTACACCCACAAATGTTTGACATTTGAGAAGGAGAGAGTAATATTACCCAGTGGGTTGGCGTTACGTTACCCAGGGTTGAAAGGAACCCCCGATGAAAAGGGGCGGATGCAGTGGACATACGGCGAAGGTCGTAAGTTGTACGGCGGTAAACTGACTGAAAACATCGTTCAGGCAGTGGCTAGGTGCGTCATGACGGACGGGATGCTACGGATACAGAACAGGTATCCATGTGTTTTGACGGTGCATGACGAGGTTGTAGTGGCAGTACCAGAGTCGGAAACAGAAGACGCTAAAACATGGGTTTTAGCGCAGATGACTATGGAGCCACGGTATATGCCGGGGATTCCATTGGCTGCTGATATTGACTCTGGACAACGATATGGAGATGCAAAATGAGAATTCCAAAACGACTGAAGGTAGGCAAGCGCTGGTACAAAGTAAACGTCATCGACAAGATGTGGGCCAAGGGCACGATGGGTAACACAAACTACGACACAGCAGACATCTTTGTTGCCAAGCGCAGTGCTCTGACCGACGAGCGCTACAAACAGGAGGATGTGTACGACACGTTCTGGCATGAGTTGACCCACGCCATACTCAAGGACATGGGCAGCAAGCTGGAGGCCAACGAGGACTTTGTCTGCGCTTTCTCCTCCCGACTCAACAAAGCGATTCTTTCAGCGAGGTTCTGATGGACAAGCCCATAACGTGGTCGCACAGCGGCCTCAAAGATTTCGAAGGTTGCGGCAGGCGGTACTACGAGGTACGTGTTTTAAAGAACTACCCCTCGCCTGAGACTGAGCAGATTCGTTATGGGAAAGAACTTCACAAAGCAGCCGAGGACTTCGTGCGGGACGGCACCCCGATACCCCCGCAGTTCTCCTTCTTACAACCCACGCTCGATGCGCTGATGGCAAAGCCGGGGCGCAAGTATCCCGAGCACGAGATGGCGCTGACTGAGAAGCTGGTGCCGTGTGGGTTCAAAGACGAGAACGTGTGGGTGCGTGGTATCGCTGACTTGTTGATTGTCAATGACGATGACTTGACCGCACGCATCGTGGACTACAAGACTGGCAACGACAAGTACCCAGACAGAGATCAGTTAACGCTCATGTCGCTGATGGTGTTTGAGCACTTCCCCCACATCCGTCAGGTTGACTCAGCGCTGTTGTTTGTTGTGAAAGAGACGATGGTCAAGCATCGCATGAGCAGGGAAGACGTGGAGTCCGGCTGGTGGCAATATCGGCTTCGGGTGTCAAAGCTTTACGCTTCTTTTTCAAACAACGTTTGGCACCCCAATCAAACGCCGCTGTGTGGCTGGTGTCCAGTCCGCAGTTGCGAGTTCAACCCAAAACACTAGGAGCAAATCATGGCACGTGATTACAAGAAAGAGTACGCCGACTACCACGGCAAACCCGAGCAGATTAAGCAACGCGCTGAGCGGGTCAAAGCACAACGCATGGTGGACAAGACGGGCAAAGACGCCAACAGCAACGGCAAAGCTGACGCTCGTGAAGGCAAAGACATTGACCACAAGAAGCCGCTGCGTGCAGGCGGCAAGTCAACCAAAGACAACCTGCGCATCAGAAGCATCAAAGCTAACCGAGGCGACAACGGAAAATGATGGAGTTAACTCCGCTACACATGGCGGATCTCTGGTATTTACGTTTCGGTGATCGTTGGATTGTCAACGACGAGTTGGAAGAAGAATGGCAAAGCATCAAGAACGAACTGATGAAAAATAATCTGCTGCTCTACCAACTCGTTGCGCATAAAAGGGGATACGTCGAGTGCTACCAACTGAAGGTGTTCTATGCAAATAATTGATAACAAAGCGCTGGTGCTGCGTACAAGAGACCCAAGCAAGTACGCCATCATTCCAAAGTCACAGGTTGTAAACGAAGACAACGGCATCTATGAGATAGCCGTGCGCTGGGGTCTTGACGAGGTGCGTGTTCTGCGCAATCTGGGTGTGCGCAATGTGCCCTCCCCCATCACAGCCAAGTACGACTGGCCCGGTCGATTCAAGCCCATGCGTCACCAAGTCGAGACGGCTGCGTTCCTCACGCTGCACAAGCGTGCGTTCGTGTTCTCCGAGCCGGGTACTGGCAAGACGTTGGCTGCACTGTGGACCGCCGACTACCTGATGAAGACCAAGCGGGTGCGGCGTTGTTTGATTCTGTGCCCCCTGTCCATCATGCAGTCAGCTTGGATGCAGGATCTTCAGAACAGCGTCATTCATCGCAGCGCCATCGTTGCTCACCACCAGCAAGCCATGCGCAGGCTGGAGATGGTTCAGGGCGACTACGAGTTCGTCATCACCAACTACGATGGACTCAACCTGATTGCGGATGAAGTTAACAACGACGGGCGCTTTGATCTCATCATTGTGGACGAGGCCAACGCGTACAAGAACGTCAGCACCAAACGCTGGAAGTCGCTCAACAAAATTCTGAGACCTGACTCGATGCTCTGGATGATGACGGGTACGCCAGCAGCACAGTCACCGCTCGATGCGTACGGGCTGGCTAAGTTGGTCAACCCCACCGGTGTGCCAAAGTTCTTTACGGCATGGCGTGACTCAACCATGAACAAAGTGACGATGTTCAAGTGGTTGCCCAAAGAAGATGCGCAGGACAAGATTCACCAAGCGCTGCAACCAGCAATACGTTTTACCAAAGCGCAGTGTCTCGACCTGCCCCCGGTCATCACGGTGTCTCGGGATGTGCCGCTCACCCCCCAGCAGAAGAAGTACTACAACATGCTCAAAGAGCAGATGCTGGTCAGGGCAGCGGGGGAGACGATCACGGCGATCAACGCAGCAGGCGAAGTCAACAAGCTGTTGCAGATAAGTGCGGGTGCAGCCTACACCGACAACGCAGAGGTGGTGACGTTCGACTGTTCGCCCCGGTTGGAGGTGCTCATGGAGGTGCTGGAGGAGACAGAGCGCAAGGTGCTGGTGTTTGCCCCCTACCGCCACAGCATCGACACCATCGACCACCATCTTACTATCAACAATATTAAGACGGACGTTATCCACGGCGACGTTTCGCCAGCCAAACGCACACGCATTTTTAAACAGTTTCAGGAGGAGCAAGACCCTCGGGTTTTGGTGATTCAGCCACAGGCAGCAGCGCACGGCGTGACGCTAACCGCTGCCGACACGGTGGTGTTTTGGGGGCCGGTCATGTCGACCGAGACGTACATCCAGTGCTGCGCACGCTCAGATCGAAAAGGGCAGAACAGCGACAAGGTGACGGTCATCCACATCCAAGGCAGTGACATCGAGCGCAAGATGTTCAAGCGCTTAGCCGCTCGGGTGGAGGACAACAACATGCTGGTGAAGCTGTACGAGGAGTTGCTTGACACACAGTAAAATGTTGGACATAATTGTAAAAACTTTGATAAGGAGATACATAAGATGGATGACGACGAGGTACCGATGGACAAACTGGCAAAGATCTACCAAAGGATCCGCGCCCGTGTGCAAGCGTTGACGACCGAGTACGAGACTCAGGTGGACGAGTTAAAGGCTCAGCAACAGGAGGTTGCCAACGAGATGAAGAACCGCATGCAAAAGCTTGGTATGGCTAGCGTGCGCACGACTGAGGGAACGATTGTTCTCGGACAGAAAACGCGCTTCTTCACAAGCGACTGGGACAGCTTCAAGCAGTTTGTCCTTGAGCATGAGGTGCTGGACCTGTTTGAGAAGCGTATCGCTCAGGGCAACATGAAGCAGTTTCTTGAAGAAAACCCCGGTGTAGTTCCTCCGGGCCTCAACTCGGACAGTGAGGTCACAATTACCGTCCGCAAACCCACGAAGTAAAGGAGAAGTCCATGTCTGAAGTAGCTTTGTTTAACCCCTCGCAAGTCCCGGCGTTTGCGAAGAAGGGCGAATTGTCTGCCGTTGCGAAGGCTCTGGCTGGTGGCGGTGGAGGCGGTGGTGGTAAGCGCATCTCCATCAAGGGCGGTGTGTTCCGTCTGATCTCTGATGGCAAAGAAGTTGCCGCCATCGAGGACCGCTATCTGGATGTGGTGATTGTCAATGCCGCGCCCAAGATCAGCCGTACGTACTACGGGTCAGCGTACGATCCAGATAATCCTGCCGGTCCCGACTGCTGGTCGGCTGACGGTGAGCGCCCCGACTTCTCGGTGGCTGAACCCAAGTCCGACTCCTGTGCTAGCTGCCCCATGAATGTGAAGGGCTCTGGTCAGGGCGAGTCGCGTGCCTGCCGTTTCTCCCAGCGTATTGCTGTGGTGCTGGCTAACGACATCGAGGGCGACGTGCTTCAACTCACGCTGCCTGCCCAGTCCATCTTCGGTAAAGAAGAAGGCGACAACCGTCCGCTGCAAGCGTACTCCCGCTGGCTGATTGCTCAGAGCATCGGCCCCGATATGGTCGTCACGCGTATGCGTTTTGACACCAAGGCTGAGTCGCCCAAGCTGTTCTTCAAGCCCATGCGCTGGCTCAGCGATGATGAGCACGAGGTTTGTGTTCGTCAGGGCAAGACCCCCGATGCCACGAAAGCCATCACCATGACGGTGGCGCAGGTGGACAAGGTGGCTGAGAAGCCCATCCAGATGGAGGGCAAGCCCCCCGCAGCCGCCAAAGCCAAGGCCAAACCCAAGGTCGAGGAGTCGGATGAGGAGGTGGAGGAGCCAGAGGTTCGCAAAGAGGAAAAAGCAGCGCCTCCGAAAAAGAGTAAGCTGTCCTCCGTTGTAGCCGACTGGGACACCGACGACTAACTACTTTGGGGGGAACGCGGTCGCCTCTTTCGAGGTCCGGTCAATGAACACACCGGTTGCAACGACCGTTAGTACCCCCACCAGAGACCATGCCCTATTCAGAAAAAATACGTGAAATCGTAAACAACGCACCAGCATCGCTCGGGACTGATCTCGGGCGCTGGGCTTTGCTGCGCGACATTTCCATGAAACAAATTTCTCAGATCACGGGCGCAAGTCGGCAAACTGTCTACAACTGGTTTACAGGAGCAACAGACGTTACTCCTGCGTATCAAGACCGAGTTGCCAAAGTGATCGAGGTTCTTCGTCAGACCAGTCAAACGGATGACGCTTGGAGGATTCTATGCACGACTTTCAACCTACGTCATTGACCGATGACGAGTTGTTACGCGCTTGCCAGA